GTGCCGCAATGGCCTGCTGTGCAGGGCCACCAGCAATGCCAAGCAATGCCTGCTGCTGGCCAATAGCGCCGACACCGGCTTCGCGGTAAGGAGAAAGCAGTTTTGTGATTTCGTCAAACTGGCGACGCTGTTCTTCAATGCCAGCTTGTGCAGCACCGGCCTGAATGCCGGATGCTTCTTGTGCAGTCTCTCGGCCTTCAATCGCTCCACCAAGCGCGGAGCCAATAGTCCCACCGATAGGCCCACCAAAGATAGAGCCTGCAATGCCTCCGAGTGTACTAAGCAATCCCATGTAAACACCTCAATTTTTCATTGGATGCCGCCGGGTGCACTTTACTCAGCGGCTTGATTTTCCCACAAATGCTTGCTTTTGCAAACGCCTTCCGTAAAATGGTCTGGCAGCTCACCCGACGGGGGACAGGCGACTCATCACCGCTTGCTGCATCTTTCGATGGCTTTCCACTCTGATGAGGTGCGACATGATCACACAAGACCGACTGCGCGAGCTTGCGCATTACTGCCCGGAGACGGGACAGTTTACACACCTGCAGTCCAAAGGACGCAAGAAGGCTGGCATGCCTGCCGGATCGCTGCGCCGCGATGGATACGTCTACATCATGTTTGACGGTTTCCGAGGAATGGCACACCAGTTTGCGTTTCTGTACGTCACTGGCGAATGGCCTACGCAAGAGATTGACCACATAGACGGAAAAAAGGCCAACAATGCCTTTGCCAACTTGCGCCATGTCAGCAGGCAAACAAACACAGAGAACAAGCGCACGGCCAAGCGCACCAGCACTACCGGATTGCTTGGCGTGATAAGGCATCCACGTGGGTTTGTTGCTCGCATAGTCAGCGAAGGCAAGCGCAAGTATCTTGGCATCTTTGAGACGCCAGAGGCTGCGCATAAGGCCTACGTTCAGGCAAAGCGAGAGTTGCATCAAGGCTGCACCATTTAGTCGTCTTCGTATTCCCGTTCTTCCCACGCCTGGCATGACCTCATGTCATGACAAATGAAGTCGAACTTCTTGCAGTAGCCGCGATACCCTGCTCCATCATCCCACTGGTTGCGTGGGATTCTGTCCATTTTGGCTTGCGTCAGCGGGTCATTGAAAAAGTATTCACAATTCGAGCAGCGACGACGACGGGCCTCTTTCTCGTCCACCTGCATGGCCTTGCCAAGTGCAACCCAATAGACCTTGTTGGCCGTTGGCTCGTTGCTTGGGTTTTCAGGGCCGAGCATCCAGTCATCGATCACCACCTGGGTGTTCTTCTTGTTCTCGGCCGCTGTGATGAACGGCATGGATTCAGGCAGGCCGGTGAAGCCAGCCACCATGATCTTTGGCATTTCCATTGTGGTCTCCTTAAGTGATTTCACGGCCAGAGGCGCGGATGGTCAGGGCAGTGGCCGTGCCGGTGGTCGAGATGAATCCACCATTGGCCAGCACTTGGCCAACCAGCTCGGGGAAAGTGTAGGTCTCGTCCGGTGCAATGGCGCGGCTGTCCACGATCAGGTTGGTCGTGCCTGCGCTGCCGCCGCTGCTCACCAGGTGCACGCTGATCACGGCATTGCTGGCGCTGGTGTTGGTGGCGGTAAATTTGTCGATGATGGCCGTGCAGTTGGTGGCGGTGTATTGCGTGGTCTGCGCCGCCTCCATCTGCTTGGAGCCAATGAGGGGTTTTGCTGTGACTGCCATGATTTCTCCTTACTGTTGGACTTGAGTGACGGTCAGAACGATGGCCGGTGCGCCTGGTGCAAATGCCGTGGCCGCCACGGTATCCACCGTCACGTTGGTGCTATCTGCTGCAAAAGCCATCTCGACGTACTCGTTGGCGTTCAGCGAAACCGTCTCGCTCAGTGCGATTGGAATGTATCCGTTGTTTATGTCTGTGGTGACAAGACGGGCAGAGTTTGTGATCGCTGTGCCGTTCTTCTTGAACCAGACCCAGACATTCTTCGACGATGAGCTTCCGCTGGACAGCTGCACCGTTGCGTCGAATTGGTACAGGCCAGACTGCGGAACGATGATTTGCGAAGTCGTGCCACCAATTACCACGCCGTTGCTGATCTGCGTGTTGTCAAAGGTAAGCAGGTATTCGGTGTTTGTTGCGCCAGGCGTTTGGTCGGTGGTCTTTGTGAACACGCCGTAATACTTCATCTGCTCGATGGTCGGGCGCACGAAGATCACGCCAGCCGATGCGTCGGACACGATGCAAGCGGCCAGAGGGATGACGTTGTTCGGGGCTGTTGGCTTGACGTTGGTCAGCGCTCCAGCGGTTGTCGGGCTGGCATAGAGAATGTCGCCTGCGCTGAATGCGCTGGTGTCGAGGTCGCGCACGAAGCCCCATGTGGTGCAGTAGCCCTTCTCGCCGCTATCCGGCAGGTCATGGGTCATCACGCCGAGTATGTAGAGCGATGGGCTTGTGCCGTCGGCAAGGTACGGGGCCACCAGCAGGGCATTGGCAGTCGCGCCAGCAAAACCAACCACAGAGCCGTTCTGAATGGTCGAGCCTGTCGTATTGCCGACACGGGCGTAGACCTCTTGGCCGACCTGCTGCGTGACGCCGTAGTCCATGCCGATGTTCACGGTCTGGTCGGTTTCATTCCAGCCAAGACGACGGATGCGCGATACAAAATCAGCCGTGTTCAGGTCGATGTAGTCCGTGACTGTCGAGTTATTGTTTTCGATCACAGGCGCGGTGCTCAGCATTTCCAGAGCATTGGCAATGCGGCCGAGCGTGTCCAGTGCCTGCACGGCCTTCTGGTCTGCGTTGCCTGCATTGATGGCAGCATCTTTGGCCATGCTCACGATTTGAGCCAGCGCCTCATTCGCTGATGCGTCTGCATTTCCAGCCTCGATGCTGATGCCTTCCGTGTCAGTTGCTGGCGACACTTCGTCTGCAATCTGAAACAGGCGCTCGAATTGCCTGATCTGCTCCTGGTTTTTCAGGAACGTGGCGAGCTGGTCGCGGGTAAGGTTGAGCTTCTGCGTTGCCATCAGTAGGCCAATGGCTCAATCTGAGCCTCAAGACGGATGAAAGACAGGTGCGCTTGGCTGTCGCCACGGAAACGCTGGATGCGCCAGTTGCGCATGTGACCCTGCTGGAACCACGCCAGACGCTTGCGGCTGCCAGTCGTGCCAGCGCGGATGCTGCGGTCTTGGCTCCAGGCCACGCCGTCCACGCTGTAGCTGGTCGAGATCATGGGGTCGACGCCAAGCGCAACGCTGCCGGTCAAGCTGACCAGCTCCAGCTCATTGAAGATCGCGCCGTTGCTCTCGTTGTAGACGATCAGCGTGCCGAACTCCCAGCGCACGATCTGGCCCCAATGGCTGCTGATGTTGTCCACCAGGTAGCCGATGGCGTTGGACTGCGGATCACCGATCATCCACTTGTCGTAGGCCCAGACCAGATTCCTTGCTCGATACTGACTGAAGCCGACCTGGCTGGTGGTCAGCGTGAACCAGACGGGCTGGTTTAGCTCTGCGGTGGCAGCAGCATCGAACACCATCGTGCGGTCAGGCAGGTGGACATACAGGTGCTGGTGGGCCTTGTCGTTGCGTGCCTCTAGCTTGACTCCAGCAAGCTGCGTCTCGGTGTAGCCGAGCAGAATCTGGTCGATTTCCTGCGTGCTTATTTTTTGAGCAGTAGCGTTCGCGCCAAGGTAGATGCCTGGCGCTTCATTGCGGCCAGAGCCGAGGAAGGCGACACTTTCCACAAATACGCAGCATCCAAACGTACCGATGACGCCTTTTGTAATCTGCGCACCATCAATGCGCTGGAATGGGAAGAACTCGCCGCCCACGTTGTCGAACACCTCGATGGTGTTGCGGTTCAGGGCATAAACCTCGTTTCGCAGCTTGAGCAGCGCCACCACTGGGTCGGGGTCGACTTCGCTGGAGCCGTACTTCAGCGGGTTGACTTGGGTCGGGTCGGACAGCTCGGTTACCACCAGGCTGGTGCCATCGGTGGTCATGAAGTAGCCGTCCACCCACACCACGTCCAGAACGATGCCGAGGTCAGGGTCGGTCACTTGCGTGAGTGCGCCGTTCCAGTAGTAGAGACGCCCACCAGACGCAATGGCCAGGCGGTCGAAGCTGTAGTCCATCGTCACCAGGGTGTTGACGGGGCCGCCAACGTCACCCAGCACGGTCACAGCGCCATTGCTGGCCACGGTCACCAGCTTGGTTCCCATGACACGGTAGCAGACGCCATTCCAGTTGATGCCGCCACGGTCAATGCCTGGGCCAGTGCCGTTGCCGACGATGCCGTCACCAGGACGCAGAAAACCGGCACTGATGCCGGACTGCTTTGGGACTGGCACCAGGTTGACCGGGTACGACGTGCGCAGGTCTGGCCCGTTGTCAGCGTAGATGCCGTTGAGGATTGGAATCTGCATGGATCACCACTTGACCTTGTTGGCCCAATACGCTGCGCTCATCTTGCCCTTGGCAATGTTCTCAGCGTGCCTGGCCTTGAATGATTCGCGCCGGGCTTTGTCCGCCTTGGACTCGCCTTCGCGCTTCGGAGACCCGGACACGCCCTGCTGGCCAAAACGGATGGTTTTTACCTGGTCGCCAGCCTTGGCCACCACGACGTGGGACTTGGTCGGGTGCGACGGTGTGCGCTTGGGCTTGTTGTAGCCCTCGACGCCGACGCGAGCCAGACGCGGGTCTTTCTTTGTGGCCATCAGGCAATCCTGTACCAGCTGTTCAGAGACTGCACAAAGCGCATGCGGAAGAAGTCCTCAGCGGCCAGGTTGCCGGGCACGCCGTAGGCTGCGGATGCGCCGTTCAGCGCCAGCGTGAAGCTGGTGATCTGCTGTGTGGTGGTGATCAGCACCTCAGTGCCGTCGGGCGTTTGGGTGTTCAGCGGCAGGGTGATCGTGCCAGTGGCCAAGGTTCCGGCTGGCTGGAGCAGCATCCATTGCTGCTGGCTGACAGGGGTCGGGACTGTGATGTTGAAGCCGGTGCCAGGCGTCGAGATACTGGTGGCCAGCGTCGGGGCCGCAAAGGTCTGCTGGAAGTAAGTCAGCAGCGCACCGATAGGCAGGCGTCGTGCGTCGCCGTTGTTCGGGGTGTAGACGGGAATCTGATCGCCAGGCGATGCCTGGAGCAGCAGCGGCAGTTGGTTGATTTGTGGCATGGTTTGTCCTCAGTTGTACTCGATGGGGCCGTCCGGGCCTGCGGTGACCGGATCGACCGGAGGACGCAGGAATGGGTTGTCGTACACGCGCCAGGGCTTGTTGCCAGCGCCAGACGGCATGGTGACGGGCATCTGCTGCGGAATGGGTGCGGTCGCACGCTGCAGCAGGGTGTTGTAGCTGTCCTTTGCCACGGCCTTGGTCTCGGGCATCACCACCTTGCCGAAGCCAGGTGCAATGCGAATAGCTGCATTCGTGATGATGGCCTCATTTGCCCAGTCAGGAACCAGCGTCGGCTCATCGAGGTCGCTGTCCTGTGGGCTGCCTGGCAGTGGGTAGCCCAGACGAATTCCTTTGCCGTTCCAGTCGGCCATCATGGCATCGATGCGACGCAAAGCCGACTGAAGTTGCTCGGATTGCAGGTCGAAGACATAGGACGCAAGGCCGATTTCCTCGAATGCGGCTGCAACGAACTGGCGCTTGCTGTAACCCATATCAGGCCTCCTGCTTGCTGAGTGCTTCGGTGATCATGGCCAGCAGCTTCTCGTCGCTGGTGCGCTTGGTGAACGTCAGGCCGAGTTCTTTGGCCTTCTCGATCAGCTCGATGCGGGTGGGCGCTGCGTTGTCATCTGGCACGGCCGAGACTTCAGCTGCAACTTCCTCCAGCACCTGGGTGGCCTGCTGCGCCAGCAGACGGTGATTGATGCCGTCGATGGGGCGCGATGGCTTGCGCACCTTCACGGGCTTTTTCTTCTTCAGGTATTTCGGGGCGAGGATGTTTTCTTCCATCACTTGGCCTTCTTTCTGGTCTTTGCTGCGGCCTTGAAAGCCTCAGCGGTTGGCGCACCTTTTGTGCCTGGCTTGCGCATGCGCTCAGGCGTCTTGCCTGCAGCCTTCTGGCGCTCAATGCGCTCACGCTTGGCGTGAATGTTGGCGTACAGGCCGGACTTCATTTCTTGGCCTTCTTTGGCGCTTTGCTGGGTTTGCCAGCAGCCTTGGCGGCTTTGGTGGCGACGTTCAAAGCGATGGCCACAGCCTGCTTTTGCGGCTTGCCAGACTTCATTTCCTTCGAGATGTTCTTCCCGATGGACTTGCTTGAGTAACCTTTGGTCAGTGGCATTTTGAGCTCCTATGCAGAAAGGGGGGCCGGAGCCCCCCAGTCTTTCCCGGTTTACTGGTTGAACAACAAGATGCCGGACATCTCGGGGTTCTTGTTCACAACACCGAACAGCGTGTCCATGCGGTACTTGATGGTCATGCTGTCAATGTCGTAGAACTTCTGCATCACCAGCTCAATGCCCTGGTCGGTGGTGGCACGCATCACTGCGACGCCAGCATCGGCCGGGACTGCGTAGCGGCCAGGCAGAATTTCCAGAGCATCACGCTGCCAGAACACGTTGACCTGTGCGGTGTTCACGTTCAGGAAGGTGATGGCTGCAGTGTTCGACGGGGTTTCCACCTCGACGTTCTTGTACTGAAGCTGGGCATCAGTTGCCACGCTCTGAGCTCCGATGATCGGAGGAGTGATCGTCATGGTGGTGGCCGAGTCCACAGACACCACGCGGAAGGTCTTGAGTTGACCAGTGCTCTGCTTGGTGATGTGGTGAACAGCGTACACGCCAGCGATCTCGAAAGCGTCACCAGCAGCCACGTTAGTGGTCGAGGAGACAGTCACGGTCTGGAAGCGGTTGTCCACGTTGATCTGGCCGCCGACGGATGTCGAAGTGGCTTGAGGCGTGTAGTTGGCCTGAGTGCCTGCGCCGCTGGTGTCGATGGTGATGGAGCCACCACCAGCTGCAGCAGCTTGACGGTTGGCGTAGTCCATCTTGTAGGTCTCGAAACCAGCGACCATGCCGACGTAAGAGCGCTCATAAGCCTTGTCAGACTTCTGATTGCCAAACGAACGGGCAGAGCCAACCAGGTTACCAGCCAGACCGTTGTAGTCGCGGCTGGACAGGGCCATGAAGCGCTCGTAGTCGGGCACGCCTTGCTCGTTCATGATGGCGTCGCACAGGGCCACGTCGTCATAGTCACCGGCAGCAGCAGCGATCGGCACAACCAGCGAACCCAGGCTTGCGGCCGAGTTCATGATGGCGATGTTGATGTCGCTGGCCAGCTTCTGCTTGGCGGACTCGCCCAGGCGGCCTTCTTGCAGGGCATCGCGCAGTTCGAGAGAGGTCATTTCCCATGGAACGGTCTTGCTGAAGCCCAGGGTCGCAGGCACGGCCAGCTGCGTCATGCCCTGATAACCGGGAATCGGCGTGCCAGGAGTGCTGTTGATCGACTGAGCGATGTAGGGCTGGGGACGCCAGATGGTGTTGTTGGCACGTTCCATCATCTTCTGGTCGGTCTGATAGACCGAGACATTACGGGAAAGCACCAGCGCGTCTTGGAAGCCTTCTAGGAGGTCTTCAAACGCAACGCGCTCTTCTTTGGAAAAACTATTCGACATGATTCGGTTCCTTTAAAAATTGGATCAGTTTTTTGCCGCTTTCTGTCGCTTGTACTGGAGCACTTTTGTGTAGTTGCCAGTCTTTTCAGCTTCAGCTCGCAGCCGTTCAAGGGTTGAGTCCACAGCTCCAGAAACTCGGCCAGTTGAGCTGACCATCCTTTCGGGTGCAGGGGCTGCCTTTCGGTTCGTAACTTTCAATTCCTTCTCCAGTTTCGCTACCGCAAAGGCAAACTTTACGGGGTCTTCGATCTTGGCCAGCTCTGCTGCCTTCTTCGGGTTTTTTCCGAGTGCGTAAATCACCAGTGCCGGATTGTCCGCGCCTTGCAGCACAACGCCCTGCTGCGTCACGTTGAAGAGCTCTTGGGCCACGGCCTCAGCATCCTCAAAGTCACGCACGCGCAGCTCAGCTTTCGCCTTGCCGTACCCTTCGAGCTTTTCCTGCCAGGCTCGTTGTTGCGCTTGCTCGGCCTGGCGAGATTTTTCAACCTCGGCGTCGGCTTGGCGCTTGCGCTCGAACCAGTCTGCCAGTGCAGTCTCGAATCGGTCTGCGTCGTATTCGTAGTCCTCCAGCTTCGGCTTCGGGCCAAGAGCGACCGGCTTTTTCTCAGTCGTCTGGTTCAGCTTCGCTTCGAGTTCTCGAATGCGTTTTTCCTTCTCACGGTTTGCCTTACGCAGCTCTTTCACCCAACCAGGTGCCTGAGCGTGCTCATCGGGAGGTGGCGCTTCCTCACCAATGGAAACGATCACTTCATCGTCGTCGCCTTCGTTGTCGTCAGTGTTGGAATCGTCCTGGTCGCCGGTGGAATCTTGCTCACCAGCCACTTGCTCAGTTTCGATTTCCTCTTCCTGATCTTCGACCACTACGGTTTCGTCGTCGTTGCTCTCATCTCCAAATTCTGCCTTTTTGTTCATTCAAATACCCCATTTAACTCACCCATTTGAAACGGCTGGGTGGGATTCCGTATAACCACATTCTCCACTAAAACGCTGTCATCTGACAACGGGTTGCACTTGTTCGCCAAGCGCAGCCTGCTGAATCGCCTCTGTGGCGGTCAGCGCCATGTTCTGATCGATCTCGCCAGTCTTGGCCAGGGTCTCGGCCGTCTTGGCGCGGGACAGCTCTGCGTCTGCCACGGTCTTGATGGTGTTGGCGCGTGCCTGGGCAGCCTTGGCCACGGCCTCTTCGGCTGCAGCCTGCAGGAAGATGGCGTTCGGGTCTTGCTGCTGTCCCTTGGCTTCGGCCTCGGCCATGAGCGCTTCGATCTCCTGCTCGGTCGGCTTGACCACGCCCATGCGGATCAGGCGCTGGCGGAAGAAGTCGCGCACCTCGCTGATGCCCTCGCCTTCCATGTTCATCATGGCCATGGCACCGAGCACCTGCAGGGTTTCAGGGTCTTGCGTGATCTGCATCATGCCGGTCAGGGCACGGACGGTCGCGGCACGCTTGGAGCTACTTGACGGGCCGACCTCGACGTTCACATCAAACTTGGCCATGCTCAAGTCGTTGGCCATGCGCACCTCGCCAGTCTCCTGGTCGATAGTGGGCTGCATCAGCGTGACGGTGCCAGTGCTCTCGTCCTCGTTGATGATCTTCATCGTGCGGCCTTCTTCGATGTAGATGTCCTTGGCCATCGACAGCCAAACCTCGCCGCAGCGCTTCATGGCCTTGGCAAAGTTGCTCATGTAGATGAAGGTCTGCATGTCCAGGCGCTGCTGGATCATCTCCACGGCCTTGCCGCTGATGTTCGACACCAGCTTGTCTGCGCCTTGCGGGTTGCCCAGAATGTCCTGCATGTCCTGCTCGGTCACTTGCAGCAGGGCTGCCATGGCCGGAGGGATTGCCGGGCTGCGGGTGTAAGCCACCGGGCCGCTGATCGCCTGGCTGCCGTCTGCGTTGGTGATCGGGTTGATCAGCAGGTAAGGGTAATCCTTGAGGTTGTCCTCGGCCCACATGAGCTGGTGGCCAGCGATCTGATCGGGCGTAAGGATGGGCTTCTCGACGCTGGACAAGGCGCTGATCTCGCCCAGCTTGGACAGCTGCATGTTCTTGAGTCGCTGCGCGTCCTTGGCCAGGCGCACATGGCCCATGCAGCGCTCAACGTTGTCCACAAACCAGCGCTTGCCGTAGACCGGCACGATGGGGATGCACTTGCCTGCGATGTAGCCGCAATCTTCCAGCACCTTGCCGCCGGACATGATGTACTTGTGAATCTTGCGCGACTTGATCTTGCGCTGGCGCACCTCGACGCTACCAATGGCGGCCAGGGTTTCTTCTAAGGCCGGGTCGTCGGTGAACTCGCTTGATTTGTAGCGTTCCTCAGTGCCATCGATGGCACGGAAGATGCGGATTGTCTCGGTGACGTCCTCAACCTTGTAGTATTCCGCGATGTAGACCACATCGGGCGTGCACCAGTCGAACTCGTACTGGTGGATGATCTTTGGCCAATCGGTTGGGTCGTCGTTCCACTCTTCCTTGTAGGACTCGTAGGTCATCGAGTAGATGACGTAACAGAAACGGGCGTCGGCCTTGTCCTGGCGCTTGGCGTTCAGGTCAAAGAACACGGAACTGTCGGCATCGAAGATCGGCTCGATCTGGATGCGCTGGCGCTCGTTGTCCTCGTCCTCGTCGTCCTCGTAGGAAGTGCGCAGACGCCAGGCACCAAAGCCACCGCCCACAGCTTCCTCGAAGGCGTTGTCGTAGGCCTCGTCGGCCACGCTATCCTGCTCGTCGGCGCGGTACAGCCCATCACAGGTCTCGGCCAGCTTGTCAGACTTGCTGCCATCCTTGGCCACATAGTCCACGGTGATGCGGTTGTTGCGGTATTCGTTGATGATGCGAATGACCGACAGCATGATCTTGTTGACCTCGAACTTCGGCTTGTTCTCGTAGATGTCCCACAGTGGGCCTTCCCACTGCGCACCAGACAAGCTGTAGAAGCGTCGGTCTTGAAGGCATTGCAGCCTTTCGTCCCGCAGCGCTGACTGAACGTTGTCGAACTGCGCGAGCGCTTCGGCGTGTACGTTAGCCAGTCGCTGATCTCGTGAAATGCGTGCCATATTTTTGCCCTCGTTTCAAGTATTTTCTCACCATTTGTTCACAGTAGGCAATGGTTTGACCGTTGCCGTCCGGTTGGCCGGGAGACGCTGCACCAGGTTGATGGCGTCGAACATCGGGTCGAGCTGGTCATCATGAGCACCAGCCGGGAAAGCTGCAACCTCGCTCAAGAAGTCCGAAAGCCATGGCGCGTCCTGCGGCAGCACCACGTTGCCAGAGGCAATGAACGGGGCCGCGTCGTAGCCTCGGCTGATCTTGTCCTTGCTGCGTTGCACGGCCACCACATGGATGCCCTCGCGCCGCAAGGTCTGGATCAGGCCGGTGCCGGACACCTTGTCCTCGACGTACATGCCGCGCAGGGCAGAGCCTTGGGCCACCGGGCGCATGTCGTTCAGGTGCTTGAGCCAGAAGGCCCTGGCGTTGATCAGCAGCTCGGGAGCCTCCCACTTGCCGCGCACCTGGTCGAGCTTGACGGCCTGGCCAACGGTCGAACGCGCCCAGCACTGCAGTACCGACCAGTCGTTGTGGTCGGCGGTCTTCTGGGCCGTATCCACGGTGATGAAGCGGAATTCGAGCTGCGGGACGCTGGCCCAATACTTGAACCACTCGGTGTTGATGATGCCGCCGCCACGGGGCGCAGGCCGCTGCTGGAGCTGGCCAGCCGTGCCGTATGGGCCGAGGGTTTTCTCCAGCTCGGACACCTGGGCCTCACCAAAGCGCTCTGGGAACATCAGCTCGCCTTCCTTGGTGCGCGGGTCAGTCCAGCCGATGCTGGTGGTGCAGCGGTGCTCAGGCTCAAAGCGCATCGGGATGCACAGGTGCACGTAAGGCAGGCCCATGTCCTTGATGACGCCGGAAATGTCCTTCTCGTTCAGGCGCTGCATGATGACCACGATGGCCGACTTGTCGGAGTTGACGCGGGTCGGAAGCGTCTCGGTGAAGGCGATCTTGGCCGCCTCCAGCTTGGCTTGGCTGTTGGCGTTGTCGGCGCTGATCGGGTCGTCCAGGATGACGCGGTCGCCACGCACGCCGGTCATGGAGGTGAAGGCTCGGGCCTGGCGCACGCCTTTGCGGGTATTCCCGAACTCGCGCTTGCCGTCCAAGTCAGCCAGCAGCTCAATCGGCCAGAGCTTCTGGAACCAGTCGGACTTGATCAGGTCGCGGCAGCGTCGGCTGTCTCGGATGGCCAGCTGCTCTTCGTGGGCCGTGCCGACAAAGCGCATCTCGGGCATGTCCCGAGGCCCCCACTCCCAGGCTGGCCAGATCACGCCGGTCAGCAGGGACTTCATGGAGCCGGGTGGCACGTTCATCAGCAGGCGGTTGATCTCGCCCTTGGTCACGGCCTCCAAGTGCAGGCAAATGGCGTCCAGCGCCCATCCCCACTTCAGCTCGGCAGCAGGTTCAAGCACGCGCCAGGCACGCTTGGCAAACTCGGCCAGGCTGCGCCTGCACAGCTCGCGCTCGACGGCCAGCAGGTCAGCTTCGGTCAGTAACATCGTCTTTGGCCGCGATGATCTGCGCCAGCACGTCTGTGGATAACTTCGAGGCGTCGATGGTTTGCACTTGCAAAGGGTTTTCCTTGTCGCCTGCCAGCTCCAGCCGGTCGCCGTACTTTTTCGGGGCCAGCTTGGAGAGCAGCCACTTTCGGCTGTCCACTTGCAGTTTGCGCTGCTGAATGGCCTGCCAATCGCGCTTTCCGTCTCCAGTCTCAGGGACTTCGCTGTCGGCCAGCTCCAGCACCTCATTCGCCATGCGCTCGATCAGGTCTTCCCTCGCGTGCGCGTAGTCTTCCGCAAGTTTAACGTCAGCATCTACCCATCGATTAAACGTGCTTTGTGGAACTCCTGCGGATTGGCAAGCCTTGAAAGCGCTCAGGCCGTCTCTCATCCCTTGCAGGACGGATTGACAGATGGCGTCCTTGTCTCGCTCTGGCTTTGCTGGTTTCGCTGTTTTTTTGGGCTTTTCAGTGCGTTTCGTTGCCATTTTTGAATCCTGCACTCAAGATGTTAAATGCTGTTGCAGCACACAGAGGGACTTGTCCGTTTCCAATGGCTTTAAGTCTGTCCACCCTAGCGGCCACCCCATCAGCCACTCGACCCACGTTGGGTTCAGTTTGCCACCATTCCCTGCGCCCATTTGTCTGGCTTCTTCGATTGTTGTGTTCTTGTTGAGCAAATCCCATGATCCACTGCCGCCACACATCCCCTTTGTTCTCGGTGTCGGCCAATGAACCTGCGTCCCCAAATTCGGTGATTTTCTGTTTCCCTGACTGGCTCCGCTGTCCTTCCAATCCCGTGCATTTGGACTTGCCCATTCCATTTGCTTTTTTTTCAGCGCTTTCCTGGAGTTGCTTCCTCCATCCAGTCCCGAGCAATTCGGCGTGTGAAATGTTGTCTCTCCGTCTGGCGACAATCCAGATTCTGTCCCTCTGATGATTTGCTCCAACATCGGAAGCTCCCATAACAGCCCATCGAGTGTCATACCGTAGCGCGGTAAGGTCTGCAATAACTCTGGCTCCTCCCCTAGTAGTGAGCATTGGGCTATTTTCCACAAAGACGAATCTGGGTCGTATTTCGCTAACCAACCTCGCCATGTGCCTCCACATTCCGCTACGTTCTCCGTCAAGTCCTTTTCCTTTTCCTGCCGCTGAAATGTCTTGGCATGGAAATCCGCCAGATATGACGTCAACAATTCCTCGCCACGGGTTTCCATCAAAGGTTTGAACGTCATCCCATACTGGGAAAGGCGGGAGAATTCCGTCATTTTGTCTGGCGCACAATACGCTTGCTGCATATGGCTCCCATTCGACAGCACAGACTGTTCGCCATCCGAGCAGCCCCCCCCCAAGTATTCCTCCACCAGCGCCTGCGAAAAGAGCCAACTCATTCATAACCACCTTTCAGTCTGTTTTTGATGATGTGGTGTGCGCCACTTTTTGAGATATTCAAGAACAAAGCAACATCAGCAACAGACGCTCCGTCTGAAACCATTTTTTTGATCACATCAGCCATTGGATGCTTTGTTGGTTTTGTGCCACGCTTTTTGTGCCATGGTTTCTTGAAATTTTTTGGTCTCGCATATGTTCCATGCAGCTTTTTTTGCTGTTCGTTTTCTGAATGACTGACCCAAGCAAGATTCGATGGAGCGTTGTTTTTTGGGTTCCCATCGAGATGTGATGCCTCTTGTTTTTCCTCTGGCAATCCATGAAAAGCCATGCACACGAGCCGATGGACTGATGTTTTCACGCCACTTCCAGCTTGGCAATACTGGTAAGCGTTCGCCATCCACGGTTTGAGTTTCTTTCCCTTCAGCATGAAAAGACGCTCGACACCCTTGATGGTTTTTTTGACCTGTCGATCTTTCGACCAAATTTCTCCAAGACTATTCGCCATGTAGCCTGGGGCAATGGGTATGTCTCGCCATTCGATTTCCATAAATGCCTCACTGCATTGTTTGGAAATTATTGTAAGGGTTTAATCTGAAGTTGTCAAGGGTATCAGCGCATCGATCTGGATAGTTTCGAGCTGGTCTGGGAGTTTCATTCTGTGGGCCTTTCGATGTGAACTTCTACGAATCCGCCGACCGTCTCGCCCTTGCGGATGGTCAGCGTCCAGTGTTTGTCGTCTACCTTGAGCACGTCGGCCAGTCCGTCCAGACCGGCTTTCATGCGTGCCAGGGCGTTGTCCAGGTCGTACTGCCTGCGTGTTGGCGGGTAGAACGTCAGGGTCAGGTGCAGGCTGGCGGACTGGATTGGGCGTGCGCCTTGCTCCATGGCCTGCCAGAAACAGGCCTCGCGGTATTGCTTTTTGAGCTTGGCGGTCTTGGCCCAGTGGTTTCTGGCGTTTGGGGACAGGCCGGTGGGTGGCCATGGCAGGATGATGATCATTTCCACCTCGTCCAGATCAGCCAGGCGTACATCGCCAGGACAGCCCACCATTGGCCAAGTGCAACAAGTGCAATGGTCAGCAGGACGGGCCACAGGGTTTCAAACTGCTCCATTGTCGCCTTCCAGCCGGTCGGCCACCAGGGTGGCGTAGCCTGCGATATCGATCCAGTTGTCGGCATAGTTCGGGTCGCCGTTCAGGATTCTGGCCACCTTGTGCATAATCATTTCCAGGGCCTCCCGCTGGTCATGGGCAAGGTCGCACCCTCGTTTTGCCTCAAAGACACGAACAGTTGCCTTGAGCTGCTGTGCAATTTCGGCATGGCCATCAAAGGCCCCATACCTACTGCCGCGCTCGGCCAGCGTTGCGTTGATGTCGGTCATTTCAGTCGCTCCAGTGAGTTGTTTTGCGCGAATCTTTGCTTCCAGCATTGACCTTTTGCAATCCGCCATAGGTGTCCATATCGAAAGCCGGTCTGTTTTGCAGCATCGGCAGGCGTGATTTTTCCGGACTGCAAGGCGTCAACAAGAGCAACTGGCACCTTCGCGGCATGATGATCTTGGCCTCGTCTATACAGGCCGCGATCTGTTCGGTCTTTCATGTTGCCAGTCTGGTTGTCCCAGCGCAGGTTTTCGATTTTGTTGTTGGTCGGATTGCTGTCGTTGTGACAAGCGAACTCATGATCGGCAGGCATCCTGTCAAATGCCATGAGTACAAGCCTGGAAACCAGCTCAACGTACTTTTTCCCATTGATGCCGAATCGAACGCTCATGTAGCCATTCCGGTCGTACTGAGACAGGATGCGGCCTTCGTATTGCTGGGTCACATCCTTGTCATGCAATCCGCAGTACTTTGTGACTGTTCGTGGGTAGCTGTAAATCCTGCCAAGGTTTGATGCCGCGATCCATCCATCGTACTTCGGCACGTCTTTGAAAACTTCTCCTTCAAGCAGTTTTTTTTCGAACGTCATCGAGCAAGTCCATTTCTGTGAATCCGTAATGGGCCTCAAATGCTTTTCTGCCCATCCCGTGAATTCCCATATTACCACGATGATGATTAACGCACAAAGGCAATACATCCATGTGGCTGGATCGTTTGCCCATTCCAACACCTGTTCTCGGATGATGCAGCTCGACCGGGCCTGGCTCATGTGGGCCGTGTATGCGCCAGCACACAGCGCAACCTAGCTCGGCCACGCGGCTCATGTGCTTGCGTTCTGCGATTGTGGTCATTTCGCCTCTATCTTGTAATCGTGGAACACGGTGCCCAGGCTGGCATCGCCAACCTTGCAAGCCTTGACCCAGACGTTTTTTCCGCTGGCCAGTCTGCGAATGTGGCCGCGACGGTCGTGCAGCCTGGGGGACGCGTGCGTGCCGCCTTTCGATTCGCCTTTGGCGGTCTTTGGGCCGATCTTGACGGTGCGCCAGTCGTAGGTCGGCGTTTTGCCTGCAGCGATTTTGCGCCTGTTCGTGAAGGTGTTGGTTATCACGGGCTGATAACACTCGCAGCCGGTGTCCATGCTTTCCAGCCACTTGGACATGGTGGCCAGCATGATCTCGGCCACATCTCTTGGCAGGTCTTGGCCTTCATCGACGGGGCCGTACTTGATCTGGCCATCCACAATGGCGTAAACCATCGGCGGGAAGGTGGTGTATTTGCCAGGCTGTCCCTTGCTCAAGTCAAGAACGATGCCTTCCTGTGGATCATCTCCAGCGGCCAGCATCATCATCTCGTAACGCTCGTGGCTTGATGTTTGTCCGGCCCAGAGCACCAGGCTTTTCTCAAACGGTGGCCGGTGGGTCGTCAGGTTGTCGATCTTGATGCCGGTCGACAGGTTAGCGCCTGAAATATCAAACCACTGCATTTCGGTCGGGTCAAAGCCGGATGCAATGACCGACTTCATGATGGAGCGAACGTGGGCTGTTGTCATAGCCTCTCCGTGTGGTTGGTGATGTAGTGGTGCTTCAGCATCTCAATGGAGCCGACCACCTCGTAGACGTTGGAATGGTCACCGAGCACGCAGGACATTCGCAGGCCATCGGCCAGAAAGCCTGCGGCAAAGAATGACTGCAGTCGACCAGATTCAGCATCGGCCAGGATGTCTTTGAGCGCAGCCACTAAGGCCGCGTTCGGCTCATTTGTTGGCACGGTTGCGCCACGAAGCGCTGTGATGTTGCTCATGAAAACCACCTTTTGATGTGCACAAAGACAATCGCAGCAATCGTGAACCATGCGCCGATGCCTGCAATCCCAAGCCAAACCAAAGCCCAAATGCCTGCCTTGTCTGCCTCTGTAAGTTTCATGTGATCTCTCCAGTCTCAGGGTCGACATATTCTGGCGCGGTGAAGCGCACGCCCTGCTGCGCACCGAAGGCCTCGATCAAGTCCTGCAGCTCGCTCATTTCGGGCTTGGTCATGTTGCTGGTGGACTTGCCGAGCACAACAAAGCCGCCATCGATGCCAGGCACGACGTCCTGCTTAGTCATTGAGGCGGTCATCACGTGCTTCCATTCCTCTGCGCTCAGCTTGCGGCCGTACCAGTCGACCTGCTTGGCCAGGTCTGTCAAAAGCGCCCAAAGCCTTGCGTTCTGAGCCAGGCTTCTGGTTTCTGGCTTGATCTCCACCACCATGCGGTGGCCAGCCATCAGCAGGGACTTGAGCAGCGGCCAGATCTGTTGCGTCAGGACTTTGTGGGCCTGCACCGGATCCCAGAGGGTGAATCGCTGGCGCTCAGTCATTTGATTCCCTCCCGGACTGCGATCCAGCACTCGTCGAGGCTAAGTGGGGTTTCGTCAATGCCTGGCGGACGGATTCCAAGATGCGCTCCCGGCCAGGGTTCTGCGGGAACCTCTCGATGGCCGCCAGCATCCCTGCTGCTGCTTGTTTGTTCGGTCGGGTGCTCAGCACCAGCCGTGTGCAGCACTCCAGGCACCCAAAGTGATACTGGCCGGACAACGGGTTCTGTTCGTGGGCTTGGCAGGCTGTGCATGTCATGCTCCACCCAGCGCCAGCTTTCCAAGCGCGTCAGTAATGTGAAAGCTGATGGCCGTCTTGCCGCCGACTTTGCCACCCTTGTAGACCAGTCTGGCCGTCTCGACATCGCCAATCACCACCGGCTTCGGTGGCTTCAGTCCGCGCTTTGCATAAAGCTCGTCAGGGCTTCTGTCGCCAGTCAGCAGTCTTGGGTAGTCGAAAACCTCGCGCTCTGTGTAGGCCCGGTGCGATTCGCAAAACCTGTGCTGCAAGTAGCCCAAGTCTTTGGTTTCGCTGCGGCAGACCTTTGGCCAGCCTCCCAAGTCCTCGATGGCTGCATGGATGGCCGGATCGTCAAACACCACATCGCTGTAAGCTCCGACCCGCTGCATGGCGTCGTAGGCTTTGCCCCAGGCCAGCATCGCTCGGTCGGTTGCTGTGCCTTCCAGCTTGCGCACCAGATCGGCTGGCTTTGGCGGGAAAACTCCGCGCTCAGCATCCATTGCGTGGCTGGTCAGTGCTTTGCGCACCTGGTCAAGGTCGAATCGCTGGCAGGCCTGCCACCATACGGACAAGGCAAACGGTGTGACGTCCTGCTTGTAGAAGGCCATCACGTCGCGCAGGATGTCCGCAAATTGCTGCTGGTCAGTTGCTCTCATGAATCTCTCCTTGCTGCGCCAGCCACTCGTCCACGGCTGCCTGGTTGCGCTGTTCGACAGCCGCCTGCTTGTTTGCTGTTTGGATTGGTTTGGCAGAAACCCAATCAGCTTTGAAAGAAGCCCATGTTCTCAAGCAACATTCCTCAATGGCCTTGCCTATCGGCCATCCTGCTTTTGTTGCTTCGTTTTCCATCAAAGACCATGCGGTTTGCGTCAATGGAGCGTTTTTCTTTTTCCTGATGACAAGCCAGTCATTCCACATTTGCTCGTCAACACAGTCAGGTCGCGTGACAACAGCGCTTTCCTTGTTCCCCTTCCTTTTCCCTTCCTTTCCTTTCCCTTCCCCTTGTTCTTGCACAAGCCGCGTGGGTAACGCGTCATCTACGCGTGCCGGACGCGTGCAAGTGTTTGATTCTTCAAGGCTTGGGATTGTTGATGCCGATTCTCTGTTGTTTACGATCTGATGCTGACTCCAAGACGGTATGCAGCCAAATTCATCACCATCAAGCTCGTATTTCACGATAAAGCCATGCGTGACCAACGCGTCGAGCACGCGTAAAAAGTCGATGTTGTCATATGGCAGGACATCTAACTTCAGCGATCTTGGCTTCCACTTAAATCGGCCTTCTCGATCACATGCAGTAAAAAGCCCAATGTATGCAAGACGCAAAGGAAGTGAGGTTTTCTGCTCCGCCTCATACAGGGCTTCATGCCTGAAAAGTTCTGGCTTAACTGTTCTGATTCGTGCCATTGGCCTTCTCCAGAAACAGTTTTTCCAAATCTTGTTTTGTGATGACGGACAAGATGTCGCACAAACAATCAAAGTCGTGGCATTGCCAATAACCGATCTTCGCCAGTGCAAGCATCACATTTGCTTTTGATGCTTGGATTTCTGAATGTTGGTCTGAATGGCAGTCAGCGCACAAAGTGATGATTGTGTCCATGTCATAGTCCCATGGCCCATCCGAGTATGGGTGATAGTGGGAATGATGAGCATGAAGTGTTTTGTCCGTTCTTCCGCAGCATCTACATGCGAAGCCATCGCGCTCATAAACACGAAGCCTCATCTGCTGCCAGCGAGGGTCTAACAGTTTCTCGGAATAGCTTGTCTTAGCCATAAGCCGCACCTTTTAAAAAACCACCTTGAAGGAAAACACGGCAGGCGAGGTGGGGACGCTTTTCACTAGGCTCATGACTTCCTAGCTAGCCGGTTTCGAAACAACTTTACCTCAGACCAGAAGGCCATTCAAGGATTTTCTGAAGCCAGGGCCGAACTTCTTGTCCAGCACCGGCCGCCATTTGTGCGCCACGCCATTGCGCGTCCAAGCCTCTACAGCCTGGCCACTGGTGGCTCCCAAGGCCTGCGCCACCGCCTTGTAAGAGCCGAGGCTCTCACGGGCAAAGGCCAGCACCTGTGCGAAATATTGGTCGTCTTTCTTCATGCCTCAAACTTTACCACGATTTTGCATGATTTGTGCAAAAATATTTTTTGCCACTTGCACAAAATCCTCTTGCACTATGCTATGATTCGTTTCACCAACAACCAACCACGAAAGGTGAACTCGATGCAAGACGACTTTTACATCACGGTGAACGACGGCAATGCCGTCATCATCAGCCCCAACGAGGAATACATCTCGATGGGCGTGCACATTCGAGGCGGCAGCGTTCGGATCGACATGACACCCCAGCAGGCCCAGGAACTGATCGAGGCCATTGCAAACACCATGAACACAAAGGAGACAGCATGAAAGAGATCGCAGCAGCATTGGTCAAGGCCCAGCGAGCATTCGGGCCTGCGCTTAAGACCAGCTCAAACCCCCACTTCAAGAGCCGCTACGCCGACCTGGCCGCATGCGTCGAGGCTGTCATGGATGGCCTGAACGCCAACGGCATCGCCTTGGTGCAGCAGACCCACGAATGCGAATCAGGCGTGATCGTCGAAACGGTCTTTGTCCACGAATCCGGGGAAACCTTCTCGGCTGGCAAGCTGCACGTGCCAGCGGTCAAACACGACGCCCAGGGCTACGGCAGCGCCCTGACCTACGCACGCCGCTACAGCCTGATGGCCGCCTGCGGTATCGCGCCAGAGGATGACGACGGCAACGCTGCCAGCAAGCGCACTCCTGCCCCGGTGCCGGGTTATGGTGAATACGAGGCCGAGACCCTGCCAGCCATGCGCGATGCCGCCATGCAAGGCAGCGAGGCACTGGCCGCAGCCTTCCAAGCATTGCCCAAGTCGGCGCACAAGGCCGCGTTCTGGCAAGCCCAAGGCCCAGCCCTCAAGAAGGCTGCAAAGGCCGCTGACGAGCAGGAGGCAGCATGAGAATCATCACAGCCGAGCAAGGCACAGAAGAATGGAAGCAGGCGCGTGTTGGCGTGCCGTCCGGCTCCAAGTTCAGCGACATCATGGCCAAGGGTGGTGGAGCAACCCGCGCCACCTACCTGACGGCCTTGGCCTTGGAGCGCATCACCGGGGTGCGTGACGAGTTCAAGACCACGTTTGCAATGGAGCAAGGAACAGAGCGCGAGCCGCTGGCCAGATCAGCTTACGAGGCGCACACAGGCAGCCTGGTGGAGGAAATCGGCTTCTGCATGCACGACACCATGCAGGTCGGCGTCAGCCCTGACGGCCTGGTCGGCAAAAACGGTATGACCGAATACAAGTGCCCGATGCCAAAAACCCACCTGGAGTATTTGCGCCTGGAGCCAGGCAAGTGCCCGACAGCCTACCGCTGGCAGGTGCAAGGCCAGCTTTGGATTGCAGAGCGCGAATGGTGCGACTTCGTGTCCTACAACCCAGACTTTCCAGAAAACGCGCAAATGGTAATTCGCCGGGTCGTGCGTGACGACAAGGCCATCAAGGAACTGGAGACCGAGGTGGTGAAGTTCCTGGAAGACATAGAGCGCGAGGTCGAGTTCATCAAGTCTTACAAGGACGCATCATGAGCAATATCACAGCAACAGCTTCAGTAAATATGACGCCTGAGATGATGGCTCAAGCATTTTGGAGCATGGGATCTGATCTGCAAGTTGCATTTTTTGACGAACTTGCATCAATCATCCAGCACGATCACGTTTCTGGAAATAAAAGCGCATACAGCCTTGGAGAGCTTCAATGGTTTTTTGTTGGCGATGAATTGCTCAAACAGAAGAACAAGAAGGCACGCGACATGCTGATGACCATGGCAGCGCCACTCTACCTTCACACACTGGCTTATGTTGAAGGTGGTGCAGCATGAACGGCCGCGACCTTCGAGACGCTGGCATCGCTCGCGTGTCCATTGGCCGCGAGGAATGGATCGCCAAGCAAAAAGGAGCGCAGTGATGGCAATGGCGGACTACAGACAGTGCGACGTATGCGGATGCAAAGCCTTCTACGATGCAAATCTAAATTACGAATGGCCTGACAAGAACGGTAATGGTTCTTGGGGCCAAAAGATCGAAAAGGACGAGCTGGTAAAGGACTGCAATCACAAACTGGATAACCTCGGTGACTGGGCCGTGCTCTGTACTGATTGCATCAAAACGCACAAGCTCGTGATATTGCCGATTGAATCTTAATCAACAGGAGAGCAGACATGAACAAGTCAGAAATCACAGAACTCCTTGAGTATCGAGACGGTCACTTGATCTGGAAGGTAGATCGAAACAACAAAGCAAAAGCAGGACAAAAGGCCGGGTTTTTGCACAACCGTGGATATTGGCAGGTCGCGATTAAAGGCGAGAAACATCTGGCGCATCGGGTGATATTTTTCCTGCATCACGACTATTGGCCAGAGGAAGTCGACCACATCAACGGCAACAAGCTGGACAACAGGATTGAGAATCTTCGCCCTGCTACACGCGCCTGCAATGAGTGGAACCAAGCGATGCGATCAACAAACACATCTGGCGTCAAGAATGTTGATTGGCATAAGGCAAAAGAGAAATGGCGCGTTCGGATTCGAGTCAAAACGCAGCGGATATTCATCGGTCATTTTGATGACCTAGAACTTGCGAAACAGGCCGCCATAAAAGCAAGGGGAACCCTTCATGGCGAATTTGCCAATCACGGAATCATTTAATCACTTCACAAAGGAGCACGGTATGAAAGCGAATGGACTGGCACGCATCGGCAAAGACGCCGAGGTGCGATACACACCAGGCGGTGCAGCGGTGGCCAACGTCTCGCTGGCGTTCACCTACGGCAAAAAAGGTGACGATGGCAAGCGCCCGACACAATGGGTTGACGCCTCGCTGTGGGGCCAGCGGGTGGAATCGCTCACGCCGTACCTGACCAAAGGCAAGCAGATCGTGGCCTACCTGGAGGACGTGCACATCCAGACCTACACCAAAGGCGACGGCACGCAGGCCAGCAAGATGGCAGCACGCATTGCAGACCTGGAGTTTGTGGCCGGTGGTGAGCAGGCAGAGAGCCAGCCGAGACAGCAGCCAAAGCCACAGGCAGCACCACAGTCGCAAGGCTCCGGCTTTGACGACATGGACGACGATATTCCCTTCTGACAACTGGAGCAACCATGAGCACACGCATCTACCTGGTCACCGACGTGGAGACCAACAAACACCGCCTGATTCGCGCAGGCAACCAGGCCCAGGCCATTCGGCACGCCGCCCAGACCCGCTTCGACATCGAGGTGGCCGGCCAAGATGATCTGGTGAGCCTGCTGACCAGTGGCATTCCGGTCGAGCTGGCCGGTGGGCCTGCAACAGCAGATATGTTTGAAGACGCAAAGGAGGCAGCATGATCGAAGGACTCAATTACGCTGGAGCCATTCAAGGCGGAATTTCTCAACCAGAAGCGTTCCGTCAAAAAATGGAATACGAAACCCAAATGAAGCAGCATCTTGGGGCAGAGCAGCGCCGCGAGGGACAACTGACACGACAACTTCAGCACCTTGAAAAAAACGTTAGCGCCTTGTGCAGTGTCGTTGATGATCTGAATACAAAACTGAGTCCGCTTACTGTTTCTGTCCCAGAGAAAGAGCAAGCTGGATACGCACATGACGCCACACCGAGCAGCGAGGTGGCCTCATTCCTTGAGCGCATGAATGGACAGATATTGCTTGTGATTCGACGCCTCAACAGCACAACCAGAGAGATTGACCTATGACCAGCAAGAACAAGACCCAATACGTGACCGTCCGCCTGCCGGACGAGATCATGGCCAAGCTCAAGGCCGAGGCCGAGCGCAACACGCGCAGCCTGAGCGCCCAGGTGCTGCACTACATCCGGCTGGAGCTGGACAAGGTGAAGTCATGAGGCGCGGCTGGCAATTCGACGTGGAGTGGTTCAAGCGTCGCTGGCCACTGTTCGCCGTCGGCATCGAGGACAATGAATTCATCCTGCGTTTGTGGGTGATCGAGATCACTGTCTGGAGATACTGATGGACAAAAACAGGCACATGCTCATGGCGTACCTCAAGCCATCGAAAATGCACCTGGCCGTCTGCAAGGCCGCTGGCTGCGGGTGCCGTCCCGCGCTGGCGGTCTTTTTTGACCGAGTGGAAAAAACATTCAGCATTTTGGAGTTCAAGCCATGAATGAAAACGAAGCCAAGCTGGACATGCTGGTGGCCGAGCTGGACTACGAGAACCGGCTCCTACGCGCCAGAAACGACCGCTTGATGCGTGAAACCGAGGCGACCAACTTCGACCGCACAGCGGCCTGGCTGAAGGCATGCGGCAAGGAGCAGCTGAACCCTGCGCACCTGTCCGTCCAGATCGGTGTGCACTTCGAGGAAATCGTCGAGCTGCTGGAGTGCATCGAGACCGACTGCGTGGAGGACAACGAATCGCTCTGGTGCATTGCCGACGATCTGCGCCTGATCGCCACCAGTCTCAAGAAGGCCACCACCCAAGCCTTCATCAAGACCGGCAGGGAAGTGGACGCGCTGGACGCCTTGTGCGACACCGAGGTGACCGGCAACGGCATCGCCTACCTTGCAGACTTCGACAAGAACGGAGCCGACAAGGAGGTTCTGGCCAGCAACGAGTCCAAGCTGGTGGATGGCAAGCCGGTGCTGCTGCCAGGCGGCAAGATCGGGAAGGGGCCGAACTACAAAGCGCCAGAGCTGGAGAAGTTTGTGTGAAGCGCAAGTGGACAAAGCGTTACACCATGATGGATGAGCTCCTGGCCAGTCCGACCGAGCCTTTGCCACAGGCTTGGCGGACGCACCAGCTCACCAAGATGTACCAAGGCCTGCATCAGCTTGAGCAAGGCGAAGATCCGCAGCCAAACGACTGGCGACTGGTTTCGGACGCAGTGAATCTGGTCGAGACGCTGGTGGTGGAGATGAAGATCTGCGAGGATGCCAACGGCCTGCTGATGGACGCCATCACAGCCTTGGCCAAGGCAGGCAAGCGCAGCAAGGCCGGGCAAGGCCTGCGATTGGACGGTGAAGGCATCGTGGCCGTGCGCTCGATCCTGCGCGACTACGCCGAGCTGCTGGACGTGCTGCCAGCCAGGACGATGGTGCGCTGCCACCGGCTGACCGAGAAACGCATC